GGACAATGCCCGTGAATTGCTGCGGCCCATCCGCACCGTGTTCCTGGAGGAGCCCTTGTTGCTGGAGGACTTCCCCGAGGCAGTGCACCCGTTCCGCTGCCTGGAGAACTCATCGAAGCGCCAGGGCCAGCAGCACATCCAGGGGCGGCTCACACACGTTCACTGGGGCTTGGACAAACTGGTCTTCCCATCCGTCGACGGCGAGCACCTGCCGATGGCCGTGCGAGAGGACGGAAACGAGGTCAGCCCCTCTGGCGGCTCGATCATCACCACGACGAGTCTGGACAGCAACCTTCGCGGCCAGCAGCACACCCGTCCGGACCGCTCCATCATCCGGCCCTCGCTGGTGCTCCTGGACGACCCGCAGACGCGCGAATCAGCCCGGTCGGCCGATCAGACGAAGAAGCGCCTGGACCTGCTGCATGGCGATGTGATGGGCATGGCTGGCCCCGGCGAGTCCATTTCGGCGCTGCTGACCTGCACGGTGATGTACGAGGACGATTTGGCCGACACGCTGCTGGACAGGGACAAGAGCCCGGAATGGGACAGCGAGCGCACCAAGCTCGTCTACGCCTGGCCGAAGCGCGAGAGCCTGTGGGAGCACTACGCCGACATCCGCCGGGCCAAGGGCCGCGACGCCGCTACGGACTTCTACCGTGCCCACCGCGCCGAGATGGACGAGGGCGCGTCCGTCGCTTGGCCGGCGCGGTTCGACGAGAAGAGCGGGGAGATCAGCGCCATCCAGCACGCGATGAATCTGCGGCTTCGGATGGGCCCGGACGGCTTCGCGGCCGAGTGTCAGAACTAACCCGTTCTCGAGCAGCTTGCCGACGGCGTGCTGACGGTGGAGCAGGTCTGCGGCAAGGTCAACGGCCACAAGAAGGGAGAAGTGCCCGGCTCCGCCACGCGACTGACCATGTTCGTGGACGTCCATGATAAGTTGCTCTACTACTGCGTGGCGGCCTGGCAGGAGGACTTCACCGGCTACGTCGTCGAGTATGGCACGTTCCCCGACCAGAGACGTGCCGCCTTCTCCCTGGCCGACGCCTCCCGGACGCTCGGCCGGGCCTTCCAGGGCATGGGCACGGACGGCGCGATCCATGCGGGCCTGTTGAAGATCGACCGCCTCCTGGTAGACAGCGGCTACAAGCCGGAGATCGCCGCGGCAGTCAAGCAGAGAGCCGGGGGCTCAGTGATGATGCTCTCCAAGGGCGTGGGCGTGCGGGCCAGCCGCAAGCCCTTCGCGGCCTACGCGAAAAAGCCAGGTGAGGTGCTCGGCAACCACTGGTACGTTCCCAACGTCCGCCGCACGGCCCAGTTCCCCCACGTCCTGATCGACACGAACTACTGGAAGAGCTTCATCCACAGCGGCTTGGCAACGGCCATGTCCGACCGCGGCTGCATCAGTCTGTACGGCACCGCCAAGACCGATCACGGCCTCTTCGCCGAGCACGTCGCCCGGTCGGAGCGGTGGGTGGAGGTCACCGGCCCGCACGGGACGGTGCGGGAGTGGTCGGTTCTGCCTACTCGCCCGGACAACCACTGGTTGGACTGCTTGGTCGGCTGCGCTGTAGCCGCCTCGATGCTCGGCGTCCGTGCACCCGGCCAAGACGCCAAGCCCGTCAGGAAGCGGAAGCGCTACACGCAGCAAGATCTGAGGAGACGGTAGCCATGGAGGACTCGGCCATCGAACGCAAGAGCTGGTCACCCAGCGATAGCAAGCGCGGCTTGGTGTGCCGCCATTGCGGCTGTGGGCACTTTCGGGTAGTCTATACTCGCCCCACATGGGGCGGTCGGATCATGCGGCGCCGTGAGTGTCGTCACTGCGGCAAGCGTATGACAACGTGGGAGAGGTAGGGCAACGGTGAGCAGGTCAATCGCTCTCTGGCCGTGTCCTGTTCAGGCAGGATTTGATTGGGAGACAGCCCGTGTACAAAGCGAAGAGCGTAAGAGCCAAGTGGTTTAGGACTGATCAACTTGGTATCGATGATCTGAAGAACAGGTGCTTCAATGAGGCGCGTGAGTTCTCTTACTTTCGGAAAGGAGAATGGACGGGGATACTTGCCTCAATAGAGAACGCAGAGGCCTTTCACGTGGCCCATGCCATGATCGTCATGGGAGCCATAGCAGCCTATCCTGGCGCAAGACAGCTTGTCCACGACGCAGCACGCGTTGTGGGCGCCGGTGCAAAGAAGACTGCGGAGGTACTGAGCAAGTACTGGCGCGCCAGAGCGCGGAAGAACTACGTCTGCCGGCGCGTGATATGCAGTAGCGGCGTGAGCAAGGCGAACATAAGGAAGTGGGAAGCCATATGCGGTGAAGGAGGTGTCGTGACCATCCCCAAGTCCCAGGTCGGCCCGTTCACATATGTGGTGAGCGATAGGATGTGGGCGATGTTCACGAGGTTTGGGCCGAACGATTTGCGGGGGCTCGAAGGCGACGACAAGGATACAATCGCCATGTTGCGGCAACGTTTTGACGTCGAGTTCTTCCAGGGGAAGATGGAGAAGCGCTAAGAGTACACGGGCGGTGACCGTTTGCTTCACGCGCGCGGTTGAGCCTACCTGGTGTTCGGAGAAGCGGCTTGCGTGTCTACATGTGTAACAATTCGGGCCATCGGCCTGGAATGATCTTGTCGGGGGCCATGGGGCTTGTAGGCTGAGAGCAGACAACCGGGACGCGCGGCGCGCCGGCTGATCACCGGCGCGAAGCCATAGAACAAAGGCCGCATGGGGCCATGCACCCGTGCGGCCTTTTCTGTTGGCGTCGCGCGGCTGGTTGTCGCCCGGCTACGGCCGGGACATAGCGGGAAGAGCCCTGGTGGGCTGGTGGGTCTCATACGCCCGCCGCGGCCGGTTCGACTCCGGCTCCCGCAATCGAGGTGACGTGATGGCTGACGACCTGAAGGACGCGATCAAGCAGAACGCCGAGGGGCCAAAGCAGGCCAGCGCAGACGGCGTGAGCACCCAGCAGCACGGGCTGACGGAGCAGATCGAGGCGGACAAGTATCTGGCCGGCAAGGACGCGGCCTCGAAGAACCCGGCGAAGGGCTTTACGCGGGTCAAGATCGTCCCGCCGGGAACGGTGTGACAGCATGGGTTGGTGGCCTTTCACAAAGCGGAGCAGGCGGACGGGCCCACGGGCGAAGCTGCTCGTTGTCCGCGCGAAGTTCGATTCCGCCCAGACCAACGCCGACAACCGCCGGCATTGGGCGAACGCCGACGGCCTGTCGGCCGACGCCGCCGCCAACGCGGAGGTCCGCCGCACCCTCCGCAACCGGGCCCGGTACGAGGTCGCGAACAATTCCTACGCCCGGGGCATCGTCCTGACGCTGGCCAACGACGTCATCGGCACCGGTCCGCGGCTGCAGATGCTTACGGAGGACGCGGAGTCCAACCGGCAGATCGAGGGTGAGTTCGCCGCGTGGGCGAAGGCCGTGGACCTGCCCGGCAAGCTGCGGACCATGCGGCAGGCGCGGGCGCAGGATGGTGAGGCCTTTGCGGTGCTGTTCTCCAACGACCAACTCGACGGCCCGGTCAGGCTGGACCTGAAGCTCATCGAGGCCGACCAGGTGGCGACGCCGTCGGCGAAGCTCAAGCAGGACGCCAAGGCAGTGGACGGGATTGTCTTTGACGAGCATGGCAACCCCGTGGAGTACCACGTCCTGAAAGAACATCCCGGCGGCGGGAAGGCGGCGCTGGGTATGCCGTTCGACCGCGTACCGGCCCAGAGCGCAATCCACTGGTTCCGCGCCGACCGTCCGGGCCAGCGACGGGGCCTGCCTGACATCCTGCCGGCGCTGCCGCTGTTCGCGCAGCTTCGACGCTACACGCTGGCCGTGATCGCCGCCGCCGAATCGGCCGCCAACATTGCGGTGCTGATGAAGACCAACGCTCCGGCCGGCGGGGAGGCGGCCGAAGTCGAGCCCATGACGGAGATGGAGTTCTCTCCGAACATGGCCGTCTTCACGCCGGAGGGATGGGAGCCCAGCCAGGTCAAGGCCGAGCAACCGGCGACCACTTACGACATGTTCAAGCGGGAGATCCTCAACGAGATCGCCCGCTGCCTGAACATGCCGTACAACATCGCGGCCTGCAACTCCTCGGGCTACAACTACGCTTCCGGCCGGCTCGACCACCAGACCTACTTCAAGAGCATCCGCGTCGAGCAGTCCCACATCGAGACGGTCGTGCTCGACCGCATCTCGACCCCGCCAAGGAGGCCAACGCCCAGGCAACCCGCCTGGCCAGCAACACCACCACGCTCGCGGCAGAGTACGCCCGCCAGGGCAAGGACTGGGAGACGGAGCTCCGCCAGCGGGCCAAGGAAGCCGCGCTGATGAAGGAACTGGGCCTCACGTCGGCGCAGGCGGCGCCGCAAACACCCGTCGCGTCCGACAAGGACGAGACCGACCGCGAAGACGAGGAGGAGGAAGACCGTGCCGCTGCCTGAACGCAAGAAGAGCGAGAAGCGTGACGAGTTCGTCCAGCGCTGCATGGGCGACGCGACGATGGTCCGGGAGTTCCCCGACGTCGAACAACGTCGGGCGGTCTGTGAGAGGCAGGCCGTCACGCAGGCCGGCGGGGAGCTGAACTTCTTCAGCGAGCCGGGGGCCCTGACCATCGAGGCGGCCGCTGCGGGTGCCGACGGCAAGCCCAGGCTGCCGCGCTTCACGATGGTCGCCTACACCGGCGGGCCCATGCGGATCGGCGAGTGGCGCTATCCCGTCATCGTAGACCTGGCGGGGCTTTTCATCCCGTCGCAGGCCCGGCCCATCCGCTTCGGCCATGACATGACCGCCGGTGTCGGCCACACCGACAGCATCCGCGTGGAGGACAGCAAGCTGCTGGCGGCCGGCGTGGTCTCCCGCGACACGGCCGCCGCCAGGGAGATCGTCGCGTCGGCCCGCAACGGATTCCCCTGGCAGGCCTCGATCGGGGCGTCGGTCGAGCAGTTCGAGTTCGTGCGGGAGAGCCAGGCCGTGATCGTGAACGGCCGGGAGTTCCAAGGGCCCGTGAACGTCGTCCGCAAGGCGACGCTCGGGGAAATAAGCTTCGTCGATCTGGGCGCCGACCTGAACACGTCCGCGAACGTGGCAGCGACGGCCAAGGAGAACCAACTTATGGAAGGCATCGAGACCAAGCAGGAAGAGACTGTCGAGAAGACCCCGGGCCTGGCTTCGCCTTCGGCTACGCCGGGACAAAGCAAGGACGCTTCGCAGGCGGCCGGGCAGGCGGCGGAGGGCAAGGAGGCCCAGCCGCCCGCCGTCGATGGGAAGGATACTGCGGCCGGCTCGGCGCCCGACGCCGGAATCACCGCTTGCGGCGAGCACAGTCGAGCCGTCGATCCCGTGGCTGACATGCGCGCCAAGGCGGCTGCCGAGCAGGAGCGGATCGCGGCCGTGCGGAAGGTCTGCGGGGACGGGCACGCGGAGATCTGCGCCAAGGCCATCAAGGAGAACTGGGACGTCACGCGGACCGAGCTGGAGGTCCTGCGCGCCGACCGGCCGAAGGCACCGGCCGCCCACGTGCCCGACAACAGCATGACGGGGTCGATCCTGGAGGCCGCCTGTATGCTCACCGGGGGCGTGAAGGGCGACGCGCTGCTCGCGACCTACAGCGAGCAGGCCCTGGACGCCGCCGACAAGCGCTTCCGCGGCGGGATCGGCCTCCAGGAGCTGCTGCTGGAGGCGGCCTGGGCCAACGGCTACGACGGCCGGACCTTCCGAGACAGCCGGGCGGTGCTGCGTTTCGCCTTCCGTCCGGACGTGCAGGCGGCAGGCTTCAGCACCATCGACATCGGCGGCATC